CTGTTCTATGATTTCATATTGGTGATATATGTTAGAAGTTAGTACATTTACCTCTCCCTTAAATCTCCAAGGGATTGGTTTTAACTTCTCTACAGTGCGAAGGTCATCGGGAAATACACCACCACTGGGGAAAGTTACGTCAGATGTAACCGTTCTTTGTCCAGATAAACGATCCAACGCTATTTCCATATCAGTGAAGCGAACACTTATCACTGGTAGCTTCACTGGTACGTTTGGTGAATTGCGAGCCATGATGTGCGCTACAACCCTATCCTTTGAGCCATGAATTATCGGAACTCGTATCAAGTCACTTTCCGAGTTAAAATCGTTTTTACCAATACTAACTTGTAGACCAGAAAAAATTGCCATAAATTGAAGCAAATACTTTTTTATCTGATCTTGACTGTAATAATTATTCAGTGTATTGTTTTCTTGTACCATTGTGTTTAGTCTTCGAGTGTCATTCTATTTATCCGGTTCACTCCACCACGTTACCTATGATTAGTACTTTGCCCCGCTGTTCTTTCGAAAATTTTATAATAACCTCATTACTGTTTAGTATTTGAAAAGAGTCCGGGTATATAACCCTATTAAGTTCGTCGAACAAAGAATACACTATCCCAGTGGTTTCTAATCTATGTTTTATTTTCCACTCTTTTGAACCTTTTTCCTCGGTATATAAAAAATCGTCAACTGATTTGTGTAATGTTTCTGACGATGTTACTGTTTCTCCACCATCAGTAATGTACACTCTTTTTAAAATTTTTCTCATATCATACTGCCTTATATGCAGAAACTATAATGTTTCTGACATATGCATCATCCCCTGAAAATTTGAGGTATAAATCCATTTGGGTCGAACCAGCAATAAGTTCAACGGTGTACACCCTTCGTCTCCATTTAGTTCCTCCAACAGTTGTGGAAGTCTCAACATCAATGAACTCAGAGTATTCTAAAGATGCTTCGGGGTCAGTTACGTATGGTGACTGATCTACCCCAATTGCCACTTTGGATGATCCATCAAATTCCCCAGATTGTTCCCATACAACATTTATCCAGATCGTACCATCACTGGCCGATGTTGTTATACCAAAATCTGATAGATTTATAGTCTGATATACCTCGGTCTGAGAATTGCTTGAACCACCTAAGAAGTGTTCTCCAGAGCTTTGTAATGTTCCAATTCTATTTGTCCAGTCATTCACACCATCAATTCCTGAAGGATTCAACACATCGATGTTATATTCAGTCAGAGTATTTGGTTCATATGATCCAGCTTGTATTGCTTCATATTCGGTAAAATCTATAGTCCTGTTCTTAAAGGCAACATTTTTTATGTCAGCAGATGCGTATTGTTGAAAGCTAGAACCATTCCAACTCGCACCAAAAGAAACATCCGAAATAGTACCGAGTGAAGAATTTATAACAGTTAATGGAGCGAAATTGTTTTTAACTTCTATAGTGTTAAAGACTCTATCAACATTAAGTGTTATTGTGTTATAACCGGTTACATCATCATACTTCCAAAAAGCATTCCAAAATTCTGGAGTATTATTTGCGTCATATCCGGTAGTGGTCATCCATATATCACCTAGTGGGTCAACACCAATACCACTTGAAAACGGAGATGGGCTATCCAATGTACTATCCAATGGTATAGTAAATCCTGTGGGTTCTACACCAAGAATACCAGTTAGATCAAAGTTTCCAAATTGTCCAAAGAAGGAAGACCCACTGTAACTAACATAAACATTCATACCTCGTGCCGATAGTTCTCGCAGTCTAGCTATAGGTAACTCATATCTGGCCATTTCGTCACCGAGTGAGAATGTTCCACCATTGTTTATCTGACCATCATCTATTAACCAAAGGCTACACGGTGAGACTCCAGAATACTCTCCAACTGCTAGTATTACCGAAGAGCCATCGAGTACCCACGTTATTGCCACCGGGTTATTCAATCCACCCAGATTATATCTCAAATCCTCTTTGTAGATTCCATTTGTAAACGCGTAGTCTCCATCAATTTGGACGAGATGTTTATCATCAGTTATGGCCCATAATATGTCAGGGTTGGTTAAGTCAGCTTCTAATGATTCGAATTTGTTATTAGTAGAGAAAACCAATTGGGTAGAAAAGTCAGTTTTACTAAACATTCTAATGGTTGACCCTGTGTCGGTTGTGGACAGTGTTGTTATGTTTATACCATCAACCACAATATCTTTAATATAATCTGTTGTATCCTGAAACACCCAATCTTTTCGGAATAATGGGATAAAGTTTTCTGAAATATTTACCCCAGCCACCGGCAAGCGAGAGTTTCTTATGTCCCCTCTAACAACAAGCCCACCAGAAGAGAAATCAAAGATATAATCTTCCTCAGACTTATAATCCTCGATTTTAATATCAGCCTGTATACCAATTGTAGTAACATCTATCCAGCTAGGTAAATCAGAATTTTGTACTCGGAGTGCTCTACCTATTCCGTCACCCAAGAACCCTTCTGGTGATATTAGTGGGGTGGTCTTGGATGATAGTAGGGCTACCACTCCACTATCATCATTCTCGTCAAACGTCAAGTTGAACGCTGACACATCCTCAACCACGCTAGAGGGCGTTGGGGTCGGGGTCGGGGTTGGTGTGGCCGACAAACTACTACTAGGCGTTGGTGTAGGTGTAGGAGTGGCTGACAGGCTACTACTAGGCGTTGGTGTCGGTGTAGGGGTGGCTGACAGTGACATTGTTGGTGTGACACTCGGTGTGTTCGACGGTGTTGGTGACGGTGTAGGTGTTGGTGTAGGTGTTGCCGTTACACTTGGTGTAGGTGTAGGTGACGGTGTAGGTGTTGGTGTCACTGTACTTGTTGGTGTCGGTGTTGGTGTATTCGATGGTGTGATCGAAATGGTTGGTGTTATACTTGGTGTTGGTGTTTGGGTTGGTGTAACACTTGGTGTAACACTTGGTGTAGGTGTATTCGATGGTGTTGGTGTTGGTGACAAATCCACAAGGTTTGGTGGGTCTATCAGTACAATATGACCCGGATCAAAATAAATTGTTCTCCGGTCCACAATGTAGCCTACACGCTGAATAGAATTCCTACGAGGGGGTGTTGTTGTTAAAACCCCACCATATCCAACATACAATGATGTATTGGGTACATCAGTCCAATTAAAGCTGATTAAATCAGTTACATATCCCTGAGTTAGTATTTTAGTTCTCTCTTCCGCATATGCTGTTTCTAGGGTAAGAGCGTTACACCTTTTTTCATTACTAGGTTCAGTTGTTTCAATATAGTTTCCAAATGATTCCCATGATACACATTTATACTTGGGAATATGCCTTTTGGTTCTGCCGTGTTCTATAGCTGCGCCCAAGGTAGTCTGGTTGAATATCGACTCTTGGGAAACCATAGTATATTCCGTGTTTAATGGAATACCATTATTATCTTTTAGTAGGCTTCCATCATTGTTGTATAACAAAAAGCCAGCCTCCGCTCCATAGTTTAAACCTGCTTGACTGGAGTTTACGTTAAAAGGTTGTATAGAGTTATCAGTGTTGACTACCGCTGCAAAAACCCTAGCAACATTTACCCAAGAAGTCCCATCATACACTTTCATCACTTTATGAGCAGTGTTAAAAAAATGTTGATTAATTAATGGATTATTTGGAAGGGTAAGACCAAAGTCGGGTTCTACTGTGGTTAAACCAAAAGTTCTGATCCCAGTATCTAGATCAATATCCCAATAGAGCCACGTTTTTTGTGTGAATGGTCCAGACCACGCGAGAATGTCTGAAGTCTCTGCATAGATGAAATCAACGTTTAGATAAACAAACGCCACCACGGTGCTTTCATTGTTGGCTCGTATGAAAACATTATCACCAACTTTATTTAAAAAGTATGGTGATTCTTGATAGTTTACAATACCCTGTCTGAACCGTATGTGCATTTACTCAACCACCACTTTACTATATCATGTTATTTATCCGTTCTATAAAACTTACTGAATCTTAACACCGAAGGTGTTTAAATTCAAGTTTATTTCTTACTTCATTGAGATTGCTTGCTTCTAATGAAACCGAAGCCAGACTTATGTTCTCTCCATAAGCTTTAATTTCCACGGAACTCGCGGTATATTTTTCTAAATTAATCGACGCATTCAAATCTCTATCCATCTCAAACCCACAACCACACGAATATGTCCGTTTATTTAACGGCATATCCTGAACGGAGCTACAATTACTGCAAGTTTTACTGGAAGGGAAGAATCTGTCCACTAGGACAATCCTACCCCCGTTCCATTCACTTTTGTAATCTAGCTGTCTTCGGATTTCTGCGAAACTCGCATCAGTAATTGTTTTTGCCAATTTATAATTTTTAGTCATTCCTGATACATTTAAATCTTCAATGCCTAGTATTCTACACTTGGTTTTCGTGATATTACTGGTCATTTTATTGATTGTATCATTTCGTGAATTACTAATTTTATTATAAATTTTAGCAACACAATCTCGTTGTTTGGCTCGATTCTTCGAGCCATTTACTTTTCTACTTAACGACTGTTGTGCGCGTTTAAGTCGTTTAGCGTATTTATTAGTATATTTTGGGTTCTTGTACACCTCACCGTTTGAACAAACGGCCAGTTCTTTGATTCCTAAGTCAATTCCCATAATTTCTTCTGGGGTATTATTCGGAAATATTTCTTCTTGAACTGAAACAGTGATAAACCAACGGTTTATTTTACGTGAGATTGTGCAATTCATGTATTTAACGTTTTCTGTTGGAATGTATGCCCTTTCTTTAAGTCGAATTGGTGGTAATTTTGGTAGTTTAATGAAATTATCAGTGACTTTAATGTTAGCACCATCAATCCTGAACGCATTTTTGGAACATTTTTTGGATTTAAACTTAGGAAAGCCCACACGCTTTCCTGTTTTAAGTCCTCGCCAGAAATTCTGCATTGCTTTATCTAAGTCACGCAGTGCGTTTTGTGGGGCAAGTTTACTTGTCTCATACATGAATGGGTATTGTTCTTTTTTGATGGCACAGAGTGCCTTGTGGAGTCCGATAGAGCCTTTATATTTCTCTCCCTGTTCATATGAAGTTTTGGTGTAACCCAGACCCCAGTTATAAGCAAGCCGAGCAACCCCACAACTTTTCATTAGAAAAGTTTTCTGGACATTGTTAGGTTTAATTTCAACCTTGTAGGATTTACTTATTAACATTTACGTGGCTTCGCTTCCCGTGAATTTTCCCTGAAAATGATGTCATAAGAGAAATAATATCCGATACTAGTTCGTCCTCGAAGCTCAATGTTTCTGGTTCGGAAACCACTTCTATTGCCACGCTGTGGTGCTGAAGAAATAATTTGAATATGTTGAAGTTAAACCGAGTTAATCTATCTCTGTGTTCGATTACTACTTTATCTATTTCTCCGTTACATGCCATAGAAATCAACTTAACAAGTTTAGGTCGCTTATCGTTCATACCAGACCCAACCTCTTCGAGGTTGGCAATGATAGTGTGCTGTTTATTGATACAATAGCCCAGAAGACGTTCTTTTTGTCGAGTTAGGTCACCTGATTTCTTCTGTCCGTGGGACGACACCCTGCTGTAAATCACTACTCGGTCGGTTTGGTTTTCAGTCGTATTGGTTTCACCCATTAATGCTTGCACATCTTGGAGTTTATATCTTCGGTGTCCACCAGCAGTGCGGTAAACCGGAAGAACCGATTCAGGGGTTGTGCGAAGTCCAGACTTCGATAGTCCAAGAAAATCACATGTTTTTTGTAACGAAATTAATTTAGTCATGCATCTATTTATACTAGTTGTAATTAAAAGTAACTTTTATTAATATCAAATAGTTTTATTAGTTTCTGCTAGAACCCCACCACCAACATTAAAGACTACTCGGGGTAGGTGTTGGTGTTGGGGTAGGTGTTGGGGTAGGTGTTGGACATACTGCACCCCAATTAGGTTTAGGTAATACCCACGCAGGTGTATCACGGTCGAACCAGAAAGGAAGAGAGCCGATTACTTCAACGCACCAGCTTGACAAATCTTGGTTGAAGGCAGTTGCTGTGTTGAAGGCCCTATTCATAGCAAAACTAGATACACTAGAGGTGTTCCACAGGTTAAGTGGCTGGTTAAATGTAGATGCTCCGGCAAATATATCAGTCATATTTGTAACACTAGTAACGTTCCAAGTATTAAGTGGTTGATCAAATACTGACGCATTCTGAAATATTGCAGACATGTCGAGGACACTACTGGTGTTCCATTGGTCTAGTGGTTGGTTAAATGTACTGGCACTGGAAAACATTCTTCCCATGTTTGTTACACTGGAAACATCCCAATTATTTAATGGTTGGTTAAAGGTTTGGGCAAATCTGAACATTGCATTCATGTCGAGTACATTACTGGTGTTCCATTGACCTAGAGGTTGATCAAATACCGAATTGCTGGAGAACATTGAACTCATGTTAGTAACACTACTGGTGTTCCAATCATTCAGTGGTTGGTTGAATGCACTATCAGAGAACATTGAACTCATATTAAGAACACTACTGGTGTCCCATTGGTCTAGTGGTTGGTTAAAGAAGTCGGTACCATCAAACATTGCACTCATATTATCAACCATGGATACATCCCACGCATTGATATTTTGATTGAAATCCGACCCTCGGAACATTCTTGACATATTAAGAACATTTCCAGTTTCCCATTGATCTAATGGTTGATCAAACTCTCTAGCGGAGCTAAACATTTCGGCCATATTTGTAACATTAGAAACGTTCCAAGCATTTAGGGGTTGATTAAATAATTGTGCGGCTTGGAATGTAGAAGACATGTCTGTTACATTTGTTGTATCCCATCCACTAATATCTTGGTTAAATGTTTGTGTGCTCCGGAACGTATTCCTCATAATAGTAACAGTAGATGGTAGTGAACTTGGAACCTCCACCAAGTTTCTAAGGTCATTAAATGTATCTTCTAGGCTAGTCAAACCTAAATCACCAAAGGAAAGCACACGCTTTACTGTAAGCTCGGATCGTTCTCTATCTAGTACTATTCTTCTGGCTGTTCCATATATTCTAACAGTTTTCTCAGAGGTGGTACTATATGTATGTCGCATCAGTACTGAGGTGGGGAAACTTGTGGCTGAGGCAATAAACGGGAAAAGTGTGCTTCCGTCACCCCAATCTATAAAACCTGCGGCCTCTCCATAAATTAGGAGACCAACATCCCGTATGCCACCAAATTGCGGCCTATTTTCAGTGGGGTCTACCGTGAACATAAATGGATCACCCAGCCCCGGTGTAAATGATGGAGTTGGTGTGGGTGTCTGGGTAGGTGTTGGTGTAGGGGTTGGTGTAGGGTCCAATGGTCTTGTCGGTAAAGGTAGAAGTGTTCCCTCTGCTCCGGGTGGTGGTGTCCCGAATACTGCTGCCGTCAACAGTTCTATGTCACAAATTGTAAGAGTGCCAGTCCAACCATTGAATTGATAATCTGGTTGTATATTAACAGTTGTGTTGGCCATATTAAATTCCCCACCCGCTAATATGGTGATCGTGTTCGGTACCCCGTCAACCAATGATATGTCCTCCTCATACAGACTGATGTCGCTTCCCTGCACACTAATTGAGCCAGTGGTATCACCACTACCGCTTACCGTTAACGTTACTCTAAAGCCTTCAACAAGAGTATTTCCAAAAAATGTATTAAACTTTAAGTCGGAGCCATCATTCCACCCAGATGTGGTATACTCCCAACACGGATCGGTATATAGCGAGGTTGGACTCCACGAAGGCGAATCATCAGACCAGAAACTATTTGATGTTGTATCAGCCCACTCTACTGCCGGTAAGGGTGTTGGTAGGGGTGATGATGAAGGTGATGGTGTAGGGGTAGGAGGTATAGTCGATTCTTCCGTCAACATTAACACTTCTATATCACATATAGTGAGAGTTGGTGGCTGTTCTAATATTCCCCCATCATCGGGTAAGGCTTCACTAGTAAAAGAAAAGTCTAAAATCAACTCATTCTCAAATTGTTCTATTATTGTAGACCCATCAAACACGCCTTGATCTTCCAAGGTGTAAAGATATCTCTGCCCATCTGCTACGGTAAATGTATCTATTACAACCCCCGCGCCTCCATCTTCTTCGGGTATTGCATCGGATATTACGCTAAGTGTTACCTCTGCGTCAAACCCCAAAAAATCAGAAGCTCCAATGGAAAACCTAAGACCATATATTGGACCTGTGACTGGACCCGAGTAGCGTATAGTAGCATCATTCCATGGAGATTCTTGTATATCCCAACACTGACCATTTATGTTTATAGAACTCATGCTATTTTTAACCTCAATTTTGAATTATTCATTTTTATCAACCGTCACTAAAGCTAACTTCCCAATCATTAAGTTCATTCCATTCAAACTCTACTGTTATTGGTGCCAGTGATGTTGATGGTGTCGGAGTTGGTGTCGGAGTTGGTGATGATGTTACACTTGGTGTGGGTGTAATCGATGGTGTTACACTAATTGTTGGTGTAGGTGTTGGTGTAGGTGGTGGTGGAAGGCCCACGGCACATTCCATCTCAGTTGGCACCACGCTAACAATTTCCAGCGGTTCACTCTCTAGAATTGTTCCAACATTTCCAACATCAACAGCGACCCATGAAGTCTTAAAGAAATCCGGGTGCTTTCTTCTAGCAACCATAGAGTTTTCTAAAATTTCAAAGAATATATCATTCACTTCTCTAACAGTGAAAGCGGTGTAAATGTTTCTCAACATTGAAACATATCCTTCAGTTCTAGTCAAATCATATGTTTCATAAAATACTTCAATATCTCCGACCGACCACTCTCTCCGTGGATCGAACAATATTTGAACAAGTAATTCCCGTAATGTCACCTGATCTACTATAACCTGACCTTCACCCAATCCTATTCTGGACGCTGCGCCCATTACTAGGCCATCATATCTAACTCGTTGGGGAGAAGGAACACTGGTTGTTTCATCCACAGTAAACTCATCGTCAACCACTTTAAAACCGGTAATACTTTCTACTACCTTTTTCCAAAGCACAAAATCTATCTTAGCGGTTTGATTTTTTCTTATAAGTTTCCAGTCTTCATGTTTGTTCTTTTTAGTTAAGTCGCCACCTAGATCATCTCGCAGTGTAAAATCTTTTCTAAGTCTCAGTAGATAATCAGAATTATTTTTAACTGTATCAGCTAGACCCTTGACAATAAGTTGGGAGAATCTCAATGGTAGATCGTTTCCTTCAGGATCATAGGTAGAACCAAATAATACTCCATACCCTGTACCCTCATATCTAAAGCCGTCAATGATGGCATATGGATTAGTCATATCAGCAAGCTCTCGTTCTGCATCCAAGAGTGTTAATGAGCTATCGTTCAATAGCTTATCAGACTTCTCACCCCTGGCCCAGAAGAAGTACCTAAATTGTGATTTTCCACTAAGTCTATTAACGTGTTCCACTTTAGAATGTGGGTATACGATAATGTATTCCATATTATCCATTTCGTCGCCACTTGGGACATGTTCTTCTCTCACCAATGATATAATAGAATTTCCTTGTAGATTTCCTGCGTCCCATGTTGCGTTCAACAGTCCCAGCATAACTGGATAATTTATGAACTCGAACGTGAAGGAATATATTCCATTTTCATATACATCTATGGTTTCTCCAGCTTCAAATATATCTGTGTCAGAGGACTTTACACCAGACAATGGGAACGTTTTAATTTTTGTTTGTTCTTCTACCCAGATAGGTGAATCCATTGTGCCCATATTTTTATACACAACGGCCCTAGGTGTTCCTGTTAATTTTTCGCTTAGTAGAATATTCTCTGGTTCTTGGCGAGAAACTTCTTCCATGTATTCCTCTGGAGAGAATGCACTTTCTACCCAACGATACATTTCAATTTCACCATATTCGGCTAAGTCTCCCCACCGTAGACTACGTTCTTCTTGGGTAGAGTATATAAATTTATCATAGTATGGGACATACCCTTTTCGAGTTGTATCCAACCAAACTTTTCCAAGTTGTTTATTATCCCAAAATACTTCTGACACTCTTCCATCGTTTAAATCGTCCGTGTAGGTTGCTGGGTCTCCCGTTAATTTAAAATCAATTGGATAATTACCAAGAGGGTTTTCTTGACCAAGGGCTGGGTTCCAAATCGGGATGTCGGCTACCACACTTTCAACTCGTCTATTGTCTATAAGTTTAAAAATATTAGTACTATCATAAGCATATGATAGAGTTGTAACTGTTATATTTTCCCACTGATCTATATTACTTGCTGTAAACTCTATCAAAAGTCCGTTAATGAAGTCGTAGTTTATTCCCTCAGTAGCAACAAAGTCAGTGCCACCTATTGAATAAGTTATTCTTGCTCCATACACAGGATGTTGTAGGCGTAATATTCTATTGGTAGTTAAATTCACTGACGCTGGTGTTAGTTCATTTTCAGCGTTTTCTATTACCTCAACTACTTCTACATCCAAGAAATAACCACTGAAGGGTTCCATAAGTTCAATTACATCGGGTAGGTTTTCCCAACGGCTTGCATCGGTTAAGCGTATTGGTGAATAATTTCTACCAACTGTGCCACCGGTCGGTGGAACAAACTCTAACCTAAGTTCAGTTTTAACGACATCATCTGTTTTTAGTTTTATTTCTGGATAGGCTCTAACTTTAGCATCACCAAAATCACCTACGCGATATGCCCAAAATTCGTCTACTGACACACCACTCAACACTTTCTGGTTAGTGAACGCTTCTAGAGAAAAGTTAGTTCCTTTACTTTGTATGAACGATTTCCAAAATATGAATTGTGACTTATCATTTATACCTAGGTCTTCCATATACGCGTTGGGTCCCTGATAGCCGACAGACCTTCTTACAGCTTCGGTAGTATCATCACCCCGGATGTTATTGTATATGTCATAGTAGTCTCTAATATCTTGAACAGATTTTTCTATGTTATCCACTAGAGATTCATCACTCAATACTAATCCACCAACATGGATTCTTCCAGTATTTTCGGTGGGCCGTAAAAAGCTTAAAAATATTCTAGGAGTCTTTATTCCTAAGAATGGATCATATACTAAACTTCCACCAGTTGTATACTGGTTAAATCTACAAATATGTGAAACCTCAAACATTGAATAATCTGCGCTGACTATTTGATTGTCACTGTTTTCAGTTAACATTACGCTTGTTTCTAAATCATTTCTGAAAAACAGTATGTTTTCTAAATCAATATACTTACCACTTGCATCATATATGTTCTGTTTTTCGAATACTCCATTCTTTAAGCGCTCAAAACTGCTAGGGAGTCCTCTTTCATGAGATAGTACAAAATGCTTGTAATATGGGTTCATCATTTTTTTGGGAAGTATTTTATCAGCTTTAAATATCTCTAATATTATTTCCCCAGAACCAGTAGAAAAGTTCACATATCTACCCGCTTCTGCATCTCTTAAACTATATGCCAGTTGAATAGCACCCGACATAGTTACAATTGTGTAATAGGGTATGAATGAGTTAAACGGGTTATCTAACTCATTGGGTATTTGTCCTGTCTCGGTTTTTAATCTAACTCTCTGCCCAGTGGTTGAAAACTGCCCAGATAGATTGATGAACGAACTAGAATCAGTATCTACAGTTCCAGTTATACGAGGGGGAGTTTCGTCTGCCCTCTGTACCAGAGTGTCTAACCATACAATGTAGTTCTCAAGTTCGAGTATCCACTCATTATCCCTACCACTATTTTCTGCCTTGTTTGATCTATCGTATGGCACAGATTTTATCCCACGCTCTTCTAATAAAGCGTCATAACCAAACACAATATCAACAAGGCTTTGAATTCTTGTTACACTCTGGCCTTCATAGAGTGTCTTAATAGTACGAGTGTCTGGCTCGTGTCGCCTAAATGCATAGTCAATTTGTCCAGTTAAAGGTTTAAATGTGTTTGTAACTTTTCCTACCCAAAAGGTTCCAGCACCCGATGTCGAAAATGAAATAGCTAATCCATCTTCAGCCAGACTGGCGTTTTCCGCTAATTGGAAAGTTGTATCATCTATTTTTATTATGTAATATGGAACATAATTAACAAAATCACCCGGAAGAATACCGTCAGTGTTTAGAAATACCTCTTGGCCTGTTTCCCATGGTATAGTGGCTATGTTTTCTGGATTAAGTATTCCATCTACTACATCATCTGCGATGGTTACATCTTCCAATACAGTAATTAATGTTTCATTGTTTCTAACATCATAAAAAATTGTATCTACTGTGTATGGCCCATCATAATTTGAAGAGCCGGTCACTGATATACTATCACCTTCTACAAAATCACCCAGCGCATTACCAGAAACATAAAATATTTTTCCAAATTCAAAACTAGACAAGTTTGTCTCAGAAGTGAAACCGCTGGCTATAGTTGGGAATAAATTATCAGAAGATATGCTTATCGATGATCCACCACCTGTACTATCGCTGGTTATAACCAAAAAGCCATTTTCCAGTGCAATCGATGCTCCATCCAATTGCGTGTTTATATTGTCTATAACTTCTTCAACCGTGGCTGTGTTTGGTGACGGTGTGCCGTTCAACTGAACAACCGTAGTACTAGTAGAATCAATATCTATTGTAAATTGATACGGACCACCTGTAAGATCAGTGATATCATTCATAGAAAGTGGTGAAGAGTATATACCCCTCCAAGTCCCTCTAGGTCTTCTAACTTCCGCGGCGTCTAAATTATATCCACCAGTTGTAAATGCGGTCGAACCCAAAGTTCTAACCTTATAATTTTGGGGAGAGTAATATTCTATCTTCTTTTCAGTTTTTGGACTCTGTATGTATGGCCTAAACACCCAATTACTTGTTTCATAATTAAATCTATCTATAATAGAAGCTTTTCTCTCCACTGCCCAGTTTATAGCCGAAAAGGTATTTTCAGATGATCTTAATTCTCGATCTATTGTGGTGTTATAATCACTAGATACTATATCAATACTATCACCAGACACTCTTAGAGTGGTATCGTTTACAAGCGAATTAAAAATGTAGCTCGCATTGATATCCCAGTTTGTCCACAGTTCTCTATATTCGGATGATCCACCATCTAATTCCAAAAATCTATTATGGTTTACAATCCACTGTTGAATACCACTGGATAAGTAAACCGAACCATCTTCATTATAATCTCCATGAAATACAGTGTTGGAGTGCGGGTTTATGTTTTCTGTTGCCTTATTTACTAATAAACAATCCACTGATATTAAGTCATCACCATAGTTGCGGCTAAAGAATTCAATTGGGTCAAGTAGATATGCAGCTTTTAATACAAAGTATCTGTATGCTGTTGAATTCTTCCATTCCCACTCGGATGTTCCATCCTGTCCATACACGAAGTTTGCGTTAGGAGAAACTACATAGTTCCCCAAACTTCTGTCAAATAATGGCTTAAATCTAGAGTCTCCAGATAGTGAGCCATCCCAATACGGTGGTGCTAATTCATCAGCGCCAATACCGGCAACTACAGAAGATGTTATGTTTACTGGAGAATAGTCATATGTCTCAGAAATCTCTCCAATGTTTCCAGTAGAAAGTGTTCCATCTGGTAACTCTCTTCCAAGTGGCACCACACCATTAAAAATATTATCCCACATTACTTCATTCCAAAATCTATTGATTGCAGAATCTGTGTTTATATAGATGGCTCTCCACCATTCGGGTTCGTCATTGTAACCTTGTAGTGCCCATGGCTCTCTATGGGGGTATGCTGTACCGTACACGCTCTCATAGAGGGCTTCCCATGAACCCCTATCATTTGCAGAAAACACTCCGCTGAGTGGATGTTCTTGTACATCTGATGACGCATAATTCCATGTAAATGCGTTTCCACTATCGAACGTATTATTGATTAGTGAATCTTCACCAACATGAATAATAAATTCTGCTTCCTCTAGTGCATTAAATCCTTCATCTGTTGTAGTCAGTTGTATATTATAGAATTCTTCAAGAGGCTCTTGTCTTTGACCGGCTGCATACAACAATTCTTCAAATTCGTATAATAGATTTGATATTTTTCCTACCACATCCACTTCCAACCATAATCCACCCGATAACTGGTACAATGTTATAGTCTTTTGAGAAGACACTCCTCTAACCAAGTAGTCACCACTAGAATAATCTCCTACGTTCGGGAAAGCATCTGAGTCTTCAGTGACTTTTTGTGTATTGTTGGTGAGTGCTCGGAAAAACTTACTCTTTTGTGCGTTTGATATTTCGACAGTGTGGTATGATCCATCATGACGCTTTACGATCCAAGTATTTTCAACTTTAAATATTGCAGGTTTTGTAAGTTCAAGCATACGTAACATAGCAGCAGTTGATATTACATTTTTAATACCATAACCATCTGCGAAGCTGAACGAATCCCCAAAGAGTCTATCAAGTCGTGTGTTATTTTCAGTATAGTCTTCGAAGTTTTCAATAAGGTCAACTTCTGACAAATCTAAGAATGTGGACATATTCTCCAAGTATCGTATCACCCAAGAATAAATTATTCTCTCATATGCGTCTCCCACAAACCTCATTGTTTTAGGTAAATCTACCTGATCACTAAACATTGCTGATGTGATAAGGTCAAGATTACCATTATGTTCTTTAATTGTGCCACCTAAACCTAAATTCGGGTGATCTAATGCGTGGAATATTTCTTCAGGTAGACTAGAATTATATTTGGTTGGCTCTTGAGCTATAGTCATGGTTTTAAAGTGACGGAAAAGATCAGTGAGACTCACCTCTTTTCTAAGTTCATGTTGTATATTGTATCGCCAGTTATTAGTAATGTCCCAATCATCACCTACTTTTGACGGGACAGAAAGTTCGTACATTTCCCCCCGCTTCCAAATGGTCTTTATTTGACCATCACGTAAATCTAGATAACATCTTAGTCGCCCTTGGTCATCAACTAGTCCATGCTCAAAAACTAAATCTCTAGTATTTCTCTTGAACTCTACTCTGGCATCCAGTGTTCTGTTTATACCAAACTCACTATTTTCTTTAAACCAAAATATCGGATTTGCGTCTTCAATAGGAGTTCCAAAAATGTCATACAGTTTGAATAGCGGATATTGGTTAGCGAGTGTTTTAACTTGCTCTATTTTTTTATATCTGGATAGATTGTAAGAATCTATATTTCCACTTTTATCAATGACTGTGACATCTCTTCTACCAATATCTTCTACCCAATACTCTCCCAACTCGACCCGTATTTTATTTTCGGGTGTTATTTCTATATCTGAGTCAAACTGAACACCTGTGACAAATTCTCCTATAGAGTTGGAAAGGTCCAAAAAGTCACCATATACTCTTCTATTGTCAATGTACACACGCAAATCACCTTCTTGATAATCTTCGAAAAGGGATAGGTCATGTAAGGAGGGGTCAAGCTCAATTATGGCTCCAGAATAGGTGTTAAGTGGGTTAAACTCTTGCCAATTGAGACCTATCTTGGTTTGATATTGTTCTCCAACCGTGTTTGTTATATTGGTTGAAAATTCAGAGCCTAGTCCCAACATAGGATTAACTTCAGGTTCAGCACCACTCGCTGTTATACTTCTTATACCCACAAAAGCCCAATGGTTTGCAGTGGAATCATAACTGTCACCCAATGATGTTACATCTGGGTAAATTGTTCCACCACCATCAGAGTTTGTGATAACGGTTAAACTTTCAACAACTGTTATAACAGTTTGATATCTTTCACCAAATGATACTTGTACAAATTCAACACTGTCTACAGTATATTGACCATCATTATTATTAAAACCTTCCAAGTTTATTTTATCACCCGGATATATAACGGTTGCTAAGTTGCCATACTCTTCTGGAACATGTATAATTTTATCTGAGGGGAATCCCACAAAAAATGTAGGACTCTCGGTATCTGGAATTTCGAGCGGCTTTATTTCTAAAAGATTGGGTTCAGAACTTACATTCTCATAGTTTTCGGTAGAAGATGATCTATATGCCCACTCAAAAACAAATCTAGAAAACGAAGATAATTCTATATAATTTTTGTATTCTATGATAGGTTGTACCGCTTGTCTATTCCCAGACAGGCTTGTTAGTTGGTTTTTATGTACCCACACATTTTCTTCTGCCCAGTCATTACTATCTGCTCGCAGCTTACTATTTTCACTATCATATAAAATAGAAAAGAAATAAATTTTATCAACCCATGTACCGGAAATGAATTGTTTTAGGGTGTTACTGTTTTGGTCAAACCAAAAATCTGCTTCCTGTGGAACCACATTTTGTGTCAACTCATCTTTAACATAGATGCTATATTCAATCTGACTATCTACGAAAAATTCTTGTCCCGAGACAGTTAGTGTCCCCATAGTGAAAGATTCTACATCATAGTCACCCTTATTGGGGCCAGTAAGAATTCTTACACCATAATCAACACCGGAGGGTATTAAAGTGGCAAAGCTCTCAACTGACTCATCCAATACGTTTGAACCTAATGTTGTTACAGTGCCGGTGGTAGAAGATACTTCCAACCTTCTGGTATACCAAACCGGTTCTCCAGCATCATAGACACTTAGTTCGTCAATGGGTAACGGTTCAAGAATATCGTTAAAGTATAACGCTTCGTTTCTAGCAGCCAATGTATACGGGTGAACGGAGACCTTAGTAGGTGATGTGATTGGAGTTTCGTTAAGTGTGAATATAGTTTGATTATTATTTTCATCAATTTCATAAGATGATACCGTTACAAATTCTTGGCTACCACCCAATGTGGTGTATAGACTTAGAATAAACCCTTCTGCGGCACCAGTTAAAAACTGTCCGTCCACTCGTAGTTCGTTGCCTACTAAAGATGCTATCCCTCTATCCAACTTAACATATTCGTTGAATGAGGTGAGGTTGAGTGTCCAGTCATCTAAGCTTTCTATTACTCCACCAACTTTAACCACAGGAACATATCGATTTTCTTCTACATCGTGGACTATGAACATCCCATCTGGAGCCATGTTTATTTCTGTTGAAGGGCCGGTTTCAGTTATATCCGAAAATATACCCCTTTTCAGTTCATCATATTTTGCGTTTGATCGCGTTGATTGTTTTTCAACCGTGATATAGTTTGGAGATGTTTCTCGATTCGTCCAGTAGTAATCTTGATAATTTATAATCTTGTCTATGTTGATAGGTGGATAAAAATTGAATTGGAGTGTTTCACCCCATTCGTTGAATCTACTAATATCAACACCATCGCGCTCTAATTTTTCCAAGAACTTTTCGAAAGTCATAAACTTGGTTTCAGAACCAACTGATGTGCTTATTACTTCTTGGAGTTGGTTTTTTTGTAAAAATTCACTGTCTTCACTAATTCTAGACAACACTGTGTTAGTTGCCTCTTTACCAACATAACCGGTCACTTCTTCGAAGTTTTTCTTCGTTAAAAACCTGTTGAGGATATTCTTAGAAATACCATCCCATAGACGGCTTCTAGAATATTCTGGTAGTAGGGTTGACGTATCAACAACTTCACCCTTTTTATAATCAGTGATATGTTTACGGGACATTAATTTATTTGGTTCTTACTTCGTGATATTTATATGGGGAACACAATTAGTGTTTCCCATCAAAGTCTTTGTACGAGAGTTTTAGAATCCAAATTTTGTACTATCTCAATATCATCTACACTAATACTAGCCTGTAAGATTTCATCTTCTGTGGGAATAATCTCGTGTAAGTCTCCAAAGAAACTACCCGCAGCTTTGGGTACTAACACGACCGATTCTATATTATATCCAAGACTGTTATGTATTGCGGCTGATAGTTCAGTAAAATAAAATGGTTGACCAAAGTTCCAAAAATTCACATCAAAAAAGCGATTAACAACTTCCACAATCTGGTTTTTTATTTTATTGTCACTCGTAACAGTGTTTTCAGATTTTATAACCTTTAAGGTAGCTTGTAATTCTCTCTGAGCCTTTGAACCGATAATAGGTTTAATGATTCCGGGCTGTAGCAACATCGTGTCTGAAATCATCTTGTTTTCAATTAGGTACGAGTATGATGCTTTCAAGTCGAATGGGGTAGGTCTTGTCGGTTCATCATCGAGTTTTCCGTTCAACCATGACCTAACACTTGAATAGTAGCCCCTTGTTATAATAAACGTATCAATGATGTTAGATGCCGCTGGGTCAATTAGATGGTATCTAGGAGTTCTGTGTAGCCATAGGAAGTTTATTCCCTCCACACCTCTCTCTCTTTTCCATAAATCGTCTACGTCAGCAGTCCACATGGCTTCTACGGATGTTGTGTAGGGGGTATATACCCATGGAGAGTTTGTATCCACTCTGTTAAAGTATACGTAGTCTGTAGTACCTATCAAGTATGATAGATCAACTCCATCCGGTAGACCATTGTTGTCATCATCTGTGGGTAATATTGATAAAGTGTTAAAATCTCTAACACCACTGTTTGGGCCTTCTTGGAATAACACTCCATTCGATATTACGAAATTTTGGTTGGAAGTTAAGCATGCTCCATCTGAACCCACATTAGCTTTTAGTATTACTATATTATCCCTATTAGAGTTTAATGTATCATAGGTTAGAATTCTTTCTTCGTTGGTTATATTGAATTTAGTTTCCGGACTGGTAGCATAAATTTCTCTAGTTTTAAAATTAATCAACCAACTATTATCCGTTTGTGATGTTATTGAAATATCCCAGTCTGTAGGTTCCACTAATTCAACTTGCCAAAAGTTATCACTCTGATCTGCCTGTAGTGTATAAGTTAAATATAGTGTGTTGGGCGCAGAAGTAATAATAGAGTTTATACTAGACAGTAAATCACTGTATTCATCTGAAGAAAACTCATAACCATAAAATGCTGGCTGCATTCCCCCAAGTATCAATGAATTATAAAAATCTTGTCGGCGTAATATCGGCTCGATGTGGTTTTGTAACAATGAGTTTATTAGAGGAATGTTTATACCACCATCTTCAGGAGGTAAATCATCTGATAATATATTAAAGTTTTTAGTTTCTGTATTGAAATATAGAGCTAAATCATCACCAAACATTTTAACATTTTCGTAATATTCTTTAGGGTCATGCCATCCTATGTACTTGGAATCTCCAGCAAATGTTCGGTTTATTGATCTAAGTTTCAGAATAGTATTATCCTGAAGTAAGAACTCATTGTAGTCTCTTCCATTAACCATTCTATCTTGTGTGTAATACACAGATGGAGCCACTTCCCTTATACGATCTACACTTTCACTAGGGGCAGAGTTTTGGATGGGAGACACGAGACTGAATGAAAATGAAAATGTTCGTATTGCACCAGTTTCATCTTTGTATCTAAAGTTAGAAGATTTATTCTGTATTGAACTTCTAGGAATAACTAATCCCTCATTGGGACTTGTTGATGTTCTATACCATATATCAAACTTCCCAGAAGGTATGTTCGAAAAATTACCATCCCCAAATATCAATCTAACCCCATCAGCATCCATGGTTTCTACTTCATATTTGTTTCGGTTAGGGGATGTGTTGTAGAGAATGTTTTGTGCATTTGTTACATCTACTTCCTGCCACTCTCCAACTCTAGGCTCATTATATCGCTCACCGCCACTCAAAACTTCATCAGTTTCGTCATCAATGTTATTGAGCCATAGGTCCGTATTGTTTATACTAGTAGCCGCTAGGGTCTTGGTTTGGTTTGGTAAAATACCATCGAAGAAGTATGTTTCTTTTTGGAGTGTACCCTGTTTAGTGTAGAAGAAAAATCCTGTACTATCTGAAGAGTCACCTAAACCGTCATTCAAGTATAGGGCATTAATTTGTTGAGAACGCTCTGGTCTTTTTTCGATTGGACCAAACTCGTTTAACTCCGCACTAACTAACTCCATTGGGTAACTATCACCGGAAACGGAAACGCTATATTTTAAAGCTTCTCCGGCAACCGGTTCATTAATTAATCCATATAATTCGAACAATACATTCTGAACTTGTACTCGGTCAGATGGTAGGACGGTTCCAAAATTTTGGGACAACACCTGTTGCATGACCAAAAGAAATTGTTCTTTCCAATTATCATTATTGGGGTCGTTCCATACAATTGTTCTATTCGATAGATCATTTCCTCTACTATCTATAACAGTTTCGGTTGTAGAAACTGTTGTTAATTTTACCAACCCTCTAGCCGGTATGTTTCTAGATGAGTTGTATGAAAGGAATCTGGCTAATCTGAGTACTGACTCCTTTCTCTCAGCGGTGGCTAAAAAGTTTTCGTGGGTGTTGAGGTCAATTCTATATGCTAACAACTCACCCAGATATGCAAACAGTTCTATGACTGCAACCAAATCTGATGATTCGATATAATCATTAAAATCTTCTGGATAGTATAACTTCATGTAATCAAGCATGGATTGCTTGATACTATCGTAATCCCACGCTTTAAAATTTACTTGTTGGAATGCGTCATACGCTCTTTCCCAGTTTTCGGCTATGTTTTGTAGTCTATTATCCATCGAATTCTAACCTTATTTCCATTGTGTCGTTGAAATTTATTTCTATGTAACGGAGTTCTGCTATCACTACCACAGCTTTCTCTTCGTATATCGGGTTTACTGTGAGGCTAATTATTCTAACCCTAGGATCATACTCAAATACATCAGTAAACTCTTGTTGTAACAGTGCTAGGGTTTCTGCATCTAGTGGCTGAAACAAAATTTCTCGAATAGATGTTCCATAGTTGGGCATCATTACGCGCTCACCCCTAGAAGTGTATATGTTATTCAACAGGTCTTGTTTGACAATCTCTACATCTTTTAATACGATGTTTTTGTCATCTTCATAACTGTTAAGACTAATACCTTTGTAGAACGTTGTCATATAGTTTCAATTTCGGTCGAAACTATTTATAACTAATTACCTTCTCCATAATGGACCACGATCATTTTCGAAGTCTCCTTCTACCACACCGATGGGTTCTCGACCCTCTGGGGTTACATTATCGTACTGGTCAACCCAATCAGTATTATCTTTATATCCTTCGTTTATTTCGTTTTCAGTGTCCCCACCATCTTGCTTCATGACTCTCGGCCATGGTTCATGCCTCGGCACTCTATTCGTCCACGGTGCTATCTCTGCCAGTGACAGAGTAGACTCAACTGCAAGTGGTGGCTGTACATCCGAAAAGTCTAAAGCAGTATCAAATGCATCAAACTCTTTTATAACAAACTCATTCTCTGACCAAGCATTAGCCATTAGACTCCTCCCAGTAACTTTTCATATTCTTCCCACTGGGCAACACTACTTTCCAGTCCAGAAAAATCAGAAGTGTTAAACCCTGTGTCAGTATCAACCAATAGCAATATACCCGAGTTGGTTCTGGTAATATCACTTAACTCATTTTCCAGTCCACCCACTGTTGGCACTCCCGATATTCCAGCAGCACCAGTGTTATATATGCCAAGGTTTGTATAAAGTGACTGGATGTTTGTTGTATACTCTCTATAACTAATGATCTTATTTGGATTGGATACGTCAAAAATATCGTTAATAGAATTTTTTATATTAGTTATATCATTTTTTATGTCTTGTTTAGCTACATCAAGGGCGTTGGTTATTCCCTCAACAATATCAAATGAATCTTTCAAATTTTCAAAATTACGCTTTTGTCTACCAGCCCACTGTTTAATGGAATCGATAGACCAACTGGATAGTGATGTAGATATTTGAAAAAATCCACCATCTGGGAATGGATTAAAACTTTGTACATTTAGTAGTGAACCATAATCCACACAAAGTGTGAAGTCGAATTCTGGTAACTCTAGTGCTGGTAGTCCAAAATCGAATACAAAAGATGGTAAATTGAAGAAGGGTATTTCGAAGTTAAATGGATCACCTAGTATACCATTAAAAGTTTCATAAATTGATGCCATTGCAGTATTGTATTTTTCTTCAATGGTGTTAAATTTTTCATTAATTTTTGTTATGGCCTCTGCTACTCCTTCAGCCTTAAATTGTATCTCTACTGGTGCGTCAAAACTCATTAGCTCATCAGTAAATGTAACGTTTACGCCCGGCAATTTCAAACATCCAATGTCTGGATTCTGTACATCCAATTCTTTACTTACTGCTAGACTGTGGGTACCCACACATGCTTGTAGTATATCACTCTCCGTCATCATTGTTATTCCGGTATCCGACAAGTCAACCTGATTAATATTTCCATTGGATGACATTTTTATATTACCCTCGATAGCTTCCATTGAAATTGCTTGACTGTATGACTTTACGGACATTTCAAGTTGGGAACCAATATCCATTTTTCCAGCGTAAGAAAATATTTCAGTATCATTTGTCGCCTGAATAATGTTATCGTTGCCAGCAAAAAATGACGAGTCGTTGGTTACATTATGGCTGTAGTCTCCATTAACAGCGACTTGATAGTTCCCTTCATTCACTATTACATCAATACCTGATTCTACTTGTAAGAACATTTGATCACCAACAGAGGTGGCCGAATTTCCCGCAACTTCTTGTAGATAATCTTCCATCACCAACATTCTTAAATTCTTTTCCACAACCGTATGCATATCTCCAGTAGAATGAAATCTAATTTCACCGTCTTCTGGGGTTTCCGGTAATGATGGTTGTCCGGTGGTATCACCCGCATACATATAGATACCCTTATCAGCTTTTACTCTAAAAGTTCCACCTGTTGAGAAATTGATGTCCTCTTTAGCGGTCATGTTAATTCGTCTTTCGGAGTATCCATCAATATTTCCGTTAGAATCCATCTCAATCCAGCTTTTTCCCTCATTGGTTGCAATATAAATTCTTTCATTTGTATCATCTAAGATTATTTGATGTCCTGTAGAAGATCGAAGTCGTATTCTATTATTGTAGGCTCTATCATCCATTGAAAATGCATGGAAGCCGGGTGTTGAAAAACCAAAAACTCTAGAAGCTAAAAATGATCCAAGTGATTTGTTTCCAGACCAGTCGTAACCATGAGAACCAATAATTGGTTTAACCCAAGGATCAATTTCAGCACTACTCTTTTCTGTAAACTGTTGATCTACTTTAACTTCTTCGTTATGCTCTACGTTGGCGTTCGCTTGATATTCTGCTTGACGAGTTTTCCACTCAGCGGAACCCTTTTCACCCTTGAACGCTTTATCAGCATTTTCATACTGTGGGTTCAATGGTTGTTTTGTTGAACTTAGGGGACCTTCAGCTTTTCCATCTTCCCACTCATATCGACCATGGAATAAAGTATGTGTTTCTTGGTGAGACTGTAGATTACCCATCCAAACTCTTCTACGCTCATCTCCATCTATACATGTAACTAAAACAATGGAACCCTGTTCTGGAATTCCCCAGAATCCGTAGGCATTGGCTCCCGAACTCTTCTCTGTACCTTTACCGGCACCTCTTGTAAACTCGGAATTTGAAATTGATCCGCCATAGGGTGATAGATATGAACACCACGGTAAGTGATGTAATTTTTTTGGATCGTCATTAAGGTTGGCACAGTATACTCGCAACCTCCCACATTGGAGTGGATCATCAGTATCAACAACAACCCCAGCAGTTACACCGATGGGATTATATGTAGCTTCTCCTACGTCGAGTTCAGAGTTTAAAATGTTTAACAGTTGTTGTTCATCTATCATAAATTATACCAAAGTGTCCGATCTTGCTAACGTTAAAGTTTGATGGAAGTGACTACCATCAATTACTGTACTTACTCTCATTATATGCATCCAATTAGTGTGATAGAAAAGGTCCGGTGTTGGGCCACCCTGTTCCTCAAAATTAGTTTCCAGAAATATTTTAAGCTTGGCATACAATGGAAGTATTTCTGGGTACTTATAGTATACGGCCTTGGGGTGTGTAACTGAAGCTACTTCCGATGGCCTTCTTATTAAATCGTTCATCAAGTCAATATTTCCGGTTATATTTATGATGAAGGTGGACTCTTGTAAACCCTGCATTCTGAAACTTTTCTTAAACGATTCAGCTAAATCTTTAGGGTATTCTACCGCGAGTGTTCTGTTATTTGCTACCTTTGCCCTAAAACCACTATAACCAATTTTAAAAAAGTCTATATCTCGTTCTCGTTCACCTGTTATAGGTTCTCGTTCACCACCATATGCTATTCTTCCGGGAAGTACATCAATTACATCTTCAACCATATCAACCTTGTCAGTCCTATGCGCTAGTCCACAAATACGTCTAACGTCACGGTTCTCGTCTACTTTGTAAAAAAATGTTAATGGGTTCTTACCACTTTCACCGGGTCCAGTATTCGTACCATCCGCAAAGTTTACAGGTACTTCAAATCTCTTTATGATTATGTCATATAATAGGGTTGTGCCCTGTTTTCTCCATACTGGGCATATCTTATAAGTAAAACCTTCTCTAGCATCTATACCCACCTGTCTAGAATATTTCATTATTCGATCTATAAGGTTGAGCATTTTTTCGCCACTCGTTGACGGTATTACTCGTATACCAACGGCTTCACCATCCCCTTCAGGTTGTTCAAAGGGAAGAGTTCTGTTATCAATTCCATAGGTATCATATACTTCATCTAAGTTTATGTTGAATTTTATATCCAACTCTTTCTGTTGTACAGAGGGTGTTTCCAGTTTAAATATAAAATCGTCTCGTATGACTGCTTGCCATTCTTGTAATTGGTTTTTGTGTATTTTTGTAGATTCATTCAATTCCACTTGGAGAGCTTCGAACGCATCTTTCAATGTGGTCATAGGTTTACTTTTTATGATTCTATTTTGTCTAGGACCATTTTTTATACCATCCTCTGCGCCACGAGGAACTATTGATCCTCCACCGGGTGACGGTCTAGGAACTTCTTCATGTAGTTGGCCATCTTTGTGTGTAACATTCATGTCATATAATCGAGTAAGTTTAGATACATTTGCGCTAGTGTTGTAACAAGAGGTAAATTGTAATGTATACTGATTCAAAACATTGGTAAAAGAGTAGTTGAAATCGTTGACGTTAAATATTATTGGCTCACTCCGAAATAGAGGATCACCACCATCTTCTTGTGGTGTGTGTATAATTACGTCAAGTCTGAACGATAAATTTTCTATAGATATTCCCCCCAACTTGGGTACTACTTCGTTCCTCATAAACATAAAAAAGTCCCCACCACTTACATCATGTAAGGTGAATTCTCCAATAGTTGCAGTATTAGAGGAACTATCCCCAGTCCACGAATAATCATATTTGAGTCTCTTCCCTATAAACCTATTAGTATCCGTACCAAAGTTATCATTGAGTATTAATATCCCCCCACCAGACAATCCCGACCCCTCTGGACCTGAATCTAATGGTGGGGGGTTATCTTCTGCTTGTTGGGTGTCTGTCCATGCCGATAGAATAAATGTTGTAGAATATGTAGAATATGGTTCTAATGGGTTCTTAGGTTCACTCATTTACACTTGACTCTCTTTCGGGGTTTTCTACCGCTATTTCAGAAAATACTCTATTTCTAGTTGGTAGTGTTATAGTTTTACCAGTCACAAATTCTTCTTCAATATCCACTATACTATTATATTGTAGAACCAACCACATGAGACTTGTGCGACCGTAAATACTAGCAGCAACTAGATCAGGTCGCCCTTCATGTTCGACACCTAATACATATTGTTTATCCGTAAATATATCTCTTTCAATATCAATTCTCTCCCACCAACCTAGCTTATTACCCTTGGTCTCAGTATTACCCCCATTCAACATTCTTGAATATTTTTTTGCTAGAGATGTTTTATCCTGAAAAAGGGTGAATCTATTGTTTATATTTTTACCAGCCATCTAATGTCCCCTGTCTAAATTGTTGAATATTAAACATACCCAACTCTTGAATTGATCTGGCCTCTTTCAGGGTCATAGAAACGTTCCAGACAATTGGAACTGCGCCCTGTTCAGGTACCACAATGTAATCAACATCTTCGTTTAGTGTTATGTTTAGGTCCATCATTCTAACCGATATTTGTTTAAATTGTCCATTTAACCCTGTGAGGAATATTCTAGCTGGAGCTTTTACTCCACTACCCGGAGATTGTTCTGGCATCCTCCATGAGCGAAGAGTGTTAACATATCCAAGTGTTGCTTCAGCCTCTTGTACCGATCTAGAAACAAATGTTGCCTCTATTGAAAAGGTTCTACTAGGGCTTCCCATGTATATCATTATATTGGCTGCTTGACGTATACCCTCTATTTCAGCATAACTGGTGGAACCAGATTCGGAAATATTAGGTTGTACAAAAAATACAACAGAGCGACCGGCACCACGACCAGTACTTGATCCGATTGATCCATCAGATGTCTCTTCCTGTACTCTTCCACTCAATATTATTGGTTGTAACATTATCACCACACTTACTTGTACAAACTATTTATAACCTTCCACAAAAGTTGGTTTCCCGGAAGATCACCTTTCAACAACAGATATAAATATGCACATACTATATGGTAGATAATTAATGAGCGAAAACAATCCACTACTCGAAAAGCGAAGACGGTCATTACCGGGTGTAACTTTTAGAATGCCTTCAAGAGGTGAAATATACAAACCCGGAGTTCTTTCGGATGATGTAAAAGATGGGGAAGTCGTGGTATACCCAATGCGACTTAGAGAAGAATTAAAAATGAAATCATTAGATTCCATCTTTCAAGGGAGTGCAGTATCCGAGACTATATCATATTCTGTACCACAAGTGTTGTTACCAGAAAAACTTTGTCCTACCGATATTGATTATTTGATGACTGCTATTAAAAAGCAGACTCACGGAGAAGAATTTACCTACAAAGATGTTTGTATGAAAATAGAACATCTGGTGGATCGGACAACTATATTAGAAGATAGTGTCGAGAGTGAATTCGAAGAAATGGATAGACCCATAAGACCAGACGACTCACTAGACTCTATTGGTGAAAAACTGAAATCTTTTGATAAAGTTGGCTCCGGGGATGTTACAGATGATGAAGATGGAGTGGAAGAAAAACAAGAATTTGATCCGGTATTGGATAACAAAAACAATATGGGTGAAAATAGTAAATTCTGTCAGTTCATTATTCCCCTGTCACATTTTATGAACACTGCTAAAGAACTTAATCCCGATGAGTATGAAGAAAAAAAGCGTTTAACTTTTAGGACGTTTGGAGTAGAAATCAAGCAGATAAACTTTTTGGATTATAAAGAGATAAGTAACCTTAGACTTAAAGATGACCCTAATAAGATGGGCGAAGAAGCATATTATGAATACATAAATAAGTTTTCTAACGTTAATATTGCTAGAAGAATACAATCAGTTGACAATATAGATGATCCGGTACTCATAGAAGAGTGGGTAGATTCTTTAAGCTTAGAAGAGAGAACTGAACTATTTACTGAAATATCCAAAGCATTTGAGTGGGGTATTGATTTTGATTATACACTGGCATGTGAGACTTGTGGGAAAACTAAAGATATAGATATGTCATACATAAACCCGCTGTATTTTTTTTTAACATCCTAGCGAGTAATGACACTCAAGCACTACGGAAATATAGCGACTCTCTTGATAGAGGGTTGGAAAATTTAGTTAAAAGTGCAATACACTTGACATATTTTATGAGAGGTGGTATCCAATATGATGATGTGTTGGATAGAACATATTTTGAACGAAAGCTAATGTTAGATTACATAAACGAACGAATAGAATACGAAATTAAAAAAGCAAAGGACAGTAAGGGAAAATTCCCTCCATTATACTAATGAATATTGTAACCATAGACCCATCAACTACTTGTACTGGAATTTGTATCAACGGTGAACAGATGATTGCTGTTGTACAGGAAAGTTTAGCTGTTTCTAAGAAAGGTGATTTTACAAAATGGTTTAATCTCGCCTCAAGTTCCTGTGGTATAGAAACCTATCAATCCTACGAGACGAAGAAAAAATTTACCGATAATGAAATCGAAAAACTTGTATACTATCAAACCATTGCAAAGATAGTAACTTCTATTATTGAACGTCATTGTAAGCCAGATGATACGACTGTTTATATTGAGGGGTTCAGCTATAGCTCGACGGGTAATTTGATTGATCTTGTCGCATTCTCAACGTTGATTAGAAGTTATCTAGTAAACAATGGTTATCATCTTGTGGTAGTGCCCCCTATGTCATTAAAAATGGAAACTGCCAAGCTTATATACCCAGCGGTAGACGTTAAGAACAGGGATAGAGACCCTAACCTAAAACCATTAAAACCAAAAATTATGTACTTGAACCCAGATGATATTCCGGGTGGTAAGTTTAAAAAACATGAGATGTTGCAAGCTATAAAAGATTCAAACTTCAATGATGATTGGAAAAGTTTTATAGATGAACACTATTCTGATATTAGTGGAATGAAGTCTATACCTCCTCCCATCGCTGACTTAAACGATGCATATTTACTATACCAATGTTTCAAAAACAATAAATAGCTTTAGATTTTTATTGATTTAATTATGAGAATACTCCAAATTTTCGAAACGGCTGACGATATGTTGGGTCTGACAAAAGCAGATTACATGAAGATGTTCAATTTTTTAAAATTGATGTCTTTATCTGACAGCCCCAATGCTGGAACAAGAGAAGTACTATCAGCTATAACAGTATTGAGAAAAGGGTCTGCAAAAGCTAGAGTGGCTGGTGTGGATACTAATGTGCCATTAAGTGGTGCATCATCCGGTGAAGGCCGGGATGTGAATATTGCGAGAGGTTTCTCTGGTAATAACAATAGAAATATGAATGACAATCAAACCGCAATACTGGAAACGGTTGCCGAAGAGTTGGCCAAAGCTGCTTACATCAAAATAGATTATAACAATGGCACTACCATTATCCAAGATCGTGAAGGTCTTTCAAGACTTTCTCAATTCCTAAACGTTAATATGGGGTTCAATGATGTTGGAGAACTATTAAGTAGTTTCCCAAAAGCCGTTGAAAACTATAAACGTAAAGTTGATAAATTTTCCGACATGTCTTCAAGAAACCAAGGTGATTTAGGATCAGAATCCCCGGTAGGTTTCAAAGAACTTACTCCAAACGTCCTAGTATTCATTGCAAACGTATCAAAGAAATTTGGAAATAAAGATCGTTGGGATAACCAACTAAATCCTTCAAACTATAAAGATTCATCTCTTACCACTGGTATGGAAGAATTTTATAACCCTGAAAAGGCTGCACATACATTAGTACAATTGGGATTAGCTAAGAAGTTAGATAGTGGTAATGTTACATTAGATAAGAAATTGATCAAACGTAGTGTATCCAATATGCGAAATACCCTTCAACCCCTTCTCAAGGGTACACTGAATGCCCCTAGTGCTAAATCTGGTGGTCTTGATGCAGGTGAAACTGCTTCCAAAAACCTATTAACATTCGTAGAACAAAATGTATCAACTGATATTAAGAAAATTGCTAACCAGAAACTACGAGAATATATTGGGTCAATGAGCAATGAGACTCTATCAAAGGCAATGGCCACATATGACAATAAATTGTCTGATGTTTCCGATGAGGGTGAATCAGTTAGTGGAAATGTTGAAAAGGTTAGAAGAAGTTATCTTGGTAGAGCAATAGAATTAGTTAGAGCTAGACTTATCGTTCGGTTCTTGGATTACTATGCTTCATCAATTACAGGCGACAAACCTGCCAAAAAACCACAAAGTTTTGTAACAAGTAGAGATGTTCAAATGATTGGAAGAGCGTTCACCGACAACGTTACCGGTCCGATGGGTAGATCAAGAATTTAAATTATTACTTGACTTCACCCATATCAAGCATGTATAAATAGTCCCGTTCCCTTCTTTACAGAGAAGAGACAAATACAATTTGAATATCTCGGACAGGCTGCACAAATGTCGGACAGGGTGAATAATAAGCGATGTGGTTATTATTCCATAGAAAAGCTCTAAAGGTCTGGATGAGGGGATTTATATGTTGTTAATGCTTTCGAGACAGGCTAAACATATATCATACCTCGACTCATCGAAACCCATTCAATGTTCATCGCGTTGAAACGGTCTTGGATCATTTTTATGATCACGAAGACTGGAGATCGTCGCTGATCTGTAAAATCAGTGATCTTGTTATGGTAGTAGCAAGGTAGATTCATCTACTTAGGTTGGATTGGGTAATTTCCTAGACAATTTTTAATTAAATTGTTACAAAATGGGGGGATTATTATAAAACTCTTAAAAACATTTCAAACAAACATTACTAAACATTTACAGACCTAATAATACAAACAAAAATAATAAAGTAAAGAAACAAAAATACTGAACGGAGTGAAGTGTTTTTGTTTCTTGCAAAATAAAAAACAACTGAATAACAAAAATGTCGGCAAACCCCGTACAGCGGGGTTTCCTCGGGCCATGCTGACGCACAACCCGGACTTGATTTGTTCTAAACAATCTGATATAATGGTACACCCAAAAGCACACAGTGTATGGGTGACAAATAAACAAATGGGTTAATAATGAAACACGATGAAATATTAAAAAATAACGAACAACATATAACTGACACCCTTGGTAATAGGAATATGTCTGATAGTTGGAGTAAATCCCTACCGGAGTACACACCAAGAGAATCACAAATTGATGTGATGAAGTGGGTGGATACATTGCCACCACATGTCAAATATATATTCATTGAGGCACCCGTAGGTGCTGGAAAATCCCCACTTGCCATAGCATTCAGTGCTTACATCAGTGGTAACATGGGTGATGCCTTTATATTGACCCCACAAAAGACATTACAGCGGCAATACGAAGAATCTTTCGATAAAGACCTATTGTATTCCGTATATGGAAGAAGTAATTATACCTGTGAAGAAAAGAACACAACTTGTGATGTAGGTGCGGATATAAAACCCGCCTGTGAGATGTGTCCAGCCAAACAGGCAAGGGAAGCAGCAATGAAGTCACCCAACGCGGTAATGAACTACACATTGGCCCTAATGTACTTCACATACCTACGAAAAATGATACCACCTAGAAAATTGATGGTATTTGATGAAGCACACGCTTTAGAGTCAAATCTGGTTGAATTTAGTTCAATTGCTGTAACTGATAAGACCTGTAAAAAATATGGAATTAAATTTAAATTTGCAAGGAGTTCAACTGAGGCAGTAAATTGGATCAAGCAGTCCTACTTACCAGCAGTTGAAGCGAAAGCAGTTGAATTGAGAAGACAGGTTACAGCGATAGAGACTAAGGGTGGTTCCTTGAATAAGAAGGACATACAAACTGTTCGTAATGCACTTACTGCAACAGAGCACCGAAATCAATTACAAGACCTGATGGAAATGGAAATGTCACTAATAGACAAGAAATATGTTCTTGTATCTGAGAAGGTGGGTTTTAAGTTCAAAGAACTTTATGCTAAGAATAATTTTCGAAACATATGCTTACCTATGGCGAATCGTTTCATGTTTATGTCTTCAACCATCCTTGATAAAGAGGAATTTTGTAGAGACCTTGGAATTGATCCAGAAGATGCAGCAATGATTTCATTGGATTCCGAATTCCCAGAAGATAATAGAGAAGTGATATTTAAGCCAGTAATTAAAATGAATTATGGGTGGAACTCTGAAGAGAGAACTACAGATCGTAAAAAGATGATGAAGACCATTAATCATGTATGTGGATATCATACCGAAGAATCTGGAATAATCCACACAGGTTCATTCCAGATTGCGAAATGGATTCTTGAGAATATAAACACCAGTCATCGTATAATCCACCATACACCCGGATATGAGGTTAGTAGGGATGAAGCCATAGAAACATTTCTAGAATGCTCTGAGAAGGAGCCTACACTGTTAATATCACCTTCAGTGACCGAAGGTATGGATTTAAAAGATGATCGTGGGAGGTTTGCCCTAATTGTTAAGGTACCCTACCCATACCTCGGTGATGCTTGGACGAAGCGTAGAATGCAAATTTCTAAAGATTGGTACAACCGACAGGCTATTACTGGAATAATTCAGGGTTGTGGCCGAATTGTTCGATCTAAAGATGACTGGGGTACGGTATACATACTCGACGAATCATTTGAGTATCTATACAACCAAACTAAGAAAATGATTCCACCATGGTGGAAACGTGGACTGTCCGTACTATAAGGACACAGAAGTATACTATAATTTAGGATAAAATTACATGAGTATTGAAACAACAAAAGAAGACCCTACTGGTAAGTTACTATTGCCCGAAGGATGGACAGTAACCAAATCGGACAAAGATGGTGTATACCACATCTACTTTGATGAAGGTGACTTTGACCCAGAAGGACATTTCTTGAAAATTGATAAAAACAGTGATAACATTTATTGTGAAACACTATATTATCTCCTCGAAGATATGAACGCATTTTCTACAAATAATCCTAAACTATGAGTGAAAGAGTATATGAACTTATTAAATAACACACGACTGGGTATTAGTCTAATAACTCTTGGTGTTATGGGGAGCATTTTTTACTATACAAAACTGAAATTGTTTGGGGATATTGAGTGAACAAACTTAATATTTTGTGGAGCGACCACACCCCATCAAACGATTATTGTTCGTATGATCACGTGATAGGCGAAACTCCCCTCGGAGATTTCTTAATCACGTGGAAAAGTTGGAAAGAGTCTCCACATTTTTCTGTAGATGAAAAACCTTGGGTAAAGGGGATAGAGTTATTTGGGGGATATTCACTAGAAGAAGCGAAAGAAGAATGTGAAGAGGCACTCACAATTATACTCAAAGCATGTTGGGTTGATGGAGCACCATTACCACCACCCATTCAAACCCCTAAACCAACTAGGGTTCCCCGCAACTGGTAGAATATATAAAACAAAGCCCCTAATCAGGGGCTTTTTATTTTGGAGAATCCATTCTTTAATTCAATATGCACTTGATCCTTGAAAGAATCTTTAATCTCATCTCTGTGTGAGATAATGAACATAGATAGATTATTACTATCTGCAACCTCCTTAATCAGCTTCACCGTCTTTCTCACACCCACATTACTCAACCCCACATCCAAACACTCGTCAAGGATGTATAGGTTAATAAAGTTGTGCTTAGACTGTAATACGTCTCTGAACGCAAGGGATAAAGCAATGTTAATTCTCGCCTTCTGTCCTGATGAAAGATTGGTAAATGATATTTCTCGATCAAATTGACTAATCTCCATAGATAGGTCTGATATAAAGTGTGCCTTATGTGGCAGACCCATCGTACCTAGATAATATCTCAATCTTTCATTTAGGAATGGTAGATACTTATCCATTAAAGCCTTTCTGACAAAAGAATCTTTCTTGGTGAGAAGTTTCAATAGAAATTCTTGATGTTTTATAATCTTCTCAAGTTCAACAATTTCTTCCGACTTACTCTCCTTGATTTCAAAATTAGCCAAAGCTTCAAGAGATTTTTCATATGGGTTCTCCTGTTCCTCCAAGAACCCCTTTTTCTCAATAGCTGAATTGAGTTTACCCTTCACCTCAAACAACTCTTTCAAACTTTCAAACGTTGGTGTATTAAATGTTTTGATACTATGCTTAACTAAATTGGTGCCTAGTTCTTCAATCTCCACACTCAAAACTTCAATCTCTTTAGTTCTATCAACGAGAGGATTTTCTTCACTTGTTAACGTAGATATTGTCTCCAATGTTCTATCTCTGGTATTACTATACTTTTCCACATCAGTAGGAGTATCAAAATATAATAGTTTGGATGTATTCTGTATATCCTCTGTTAACTCAACAATTTCCACTTCAAGTTTTTTAGAACTTTTCAAACTTGCCCGTACCGTAGTGTTTATTTTACCAATCTCCTCTGAGATTTGTTCTAGTTTTTCTACAGCATCTTTATATTCCTGAGAACAATATGGACACTTAGAATCACGTAAACTACTTTGCTCAGTCTCTAACTGTTCAAGTGTTTCCAATTCCATATCTTGAGACTTTTCAATTTCTTTTAGTTTATTGTTCTTAGTTTGTACGAATTCTTTGGAATATTCCAACTGCTTAAACAGTTTTATTTGGTTTACAAGTTCAACCTCTGAATATTCCTGATATTTTTCTAACTCGACCTCCAGAGTTGCCATTTTTTTGGCTTTGTTATTATCATAAGATGTGAATCGCTCCTGCTCCTCAGTTAACATATGGAGTTCACGTTCTTTTACCCTAATAGTATTTTCTAATTCAGAGGTAATCTTATGATGAGATTCAATTTCTCCAATCAACACTTCCTCTTGATCGAAATCAAATTGCTGATAGTCTTCTATAAGTTTTTCTACAGAACCAATTTCCTTCTTATGTTGGCTATCCCATTCATCAATATTTTGTTTGGCCTCACGTAGACTTCTTTCATGCTTGATATGTTCTACTTTTATTTCTTCGTTAGAGTCTATAGCATATTTGAGATCAATTTTACTAGACTTAATTTGCTCTTTAAGAGTATCAGCCTTCTTACTTAATTCAGTATAAGAGAATAACTCTTCAATAACTTCTCTCTGTTTAGCTAGTGGCATTTTTAGAAAAGATTCTTCGTTGGCTGCATATGTTATTATTCTACTAAAAATCTCATATGGAACTCGTATAATTTCTTCAGCAATATACGAGTTTGCATTACTAATACTATCTGGTGTGATATCTTTTCCATTCTTTTCTATCTTGACACCGTTACCACCCATAGCCTTATTTTTTCTATACCTACTAATCTTGAATTCATCTTCTCGTACCTTAAACTCAAACTCAACAAGAAGGTCTTTCTTGTTTATATTGTTTATCAACCCATCTTTCTTTAAGGATTCCATACCTAACGCTTGATCATACAAAGCGAATGTGATTGCCATAAGAAGTGAACTCTTACCACACCCATTAGAATCCATTTCACCATTGATAGAAGCATCATGGTTGATGCCTGTTATCAATGTAGGGTTCTTTCTCTGTAACTCTAGGGTAGCTTTATCATTCCCATACGATAGGAAGTTCTGTAACGTAACTTTCTCAAATACTATCATTGTAATCCTTTATATATTTTTTTGAGTTCATCGGATTCTATATCTTCAGCCTTAATTCGCCCCAATAGATTGATGACAATTTCATCGGTGCTTTCAGACTTTAAATCTTCGGCATCAATATCTTCACTGATTGAGTAATCATCAACGGGTTCTTCCAATTTCAATTCCCGTAATGAAAATTTCTCGGATAAGACTGTTTTAATTTTTAATATGTCTTCATATCCTAACTCCTTTTCATCAACCATACAGGTAACAGACGCTTTCTTTCGCAAAAACGCTTTAGGGGACTCTAGGAGGTCACTGAGATTACATTTTACATAAGATGGAGACTCTTCCCAGTCAATATACTTTAAACCATCATTTGTGAAGTCGTAGATGGCCATTCCACGGTTAGTATCATTTGCATCACTATAATCCATTGGAAACGTATTTCCAATATAATGGACGTTTTTCTTTTCTTGTCTTTTATGGAAGTGACCAGTAAAAATTCTCTGTGGTTTTTTAAAGTCATCTTGGTCCGGACCATGATCGAGAACTTTAGTCTCACCAGTCAACACAAAACCTTTAAACTCAAAATGCCCAAATACAACATCATGTGAATTTATTTCTGAAATCTGTTCAGAATACTCTTCTTCGAACAAATATGGGCAAAACAACACCCGCTTGTTTTGTATAGTAACACTGATGTTATCGTCCACTAGAACCATTTTGTCAAACGGTTCGAATATTACCGTGTTGAAGGAATTACGAGTGTTACGATAAACCAGATCGTGATTTCCAACAATAAAAAAGAATGGTAATTGTAATTCTTCAATTAGTTGTTTGATGATCTTGTGAGATCGATCAAGGGTTTTCCCGGTTATAGCATCTCTATGTTCAAACCAATCCCCACAGAAGATTATCATATCCACTTTTTCTTTTTTACAATTTTTTATGAACCAGTTTATATAATCCTGACAATCATTGAGGTGAACCTCACTGCTGTTCTTTCTACCTAGATGTATATCAGTAAAAAGAGCAGCAGTTTTAACGTTATCAAGATTCATTGTCATACTCACCATCTTCATATTTGTGGAATGTTGGATCATATATGGCAGATAGATCACTTATCTCTCTTTTCAAAAATTCATAGGGAGCAACCTTCTTCTCTCTATCCTTTTCTTTTTTGAGAATATAACTGATGAGGTCTCTACGTATACTTCTAGTAGCTTCTTTATCTGCTACAACCCTCGCAATCTCTCGCATTAACAGATTAGAGAATCTCGGTGTTATTTTCTTTTTAGCAACCGATTCTAAATATGCTTCTTCAAGTTCTGTTTCTCTAAAATCTTCTTCAAAAGTATGTGATGGTAGTTCTCCACCCCTTATTAACAATGCATCTTTAACATTTCTTTGAGATTTTTCCGAATCTAAAAATTGCCAGAATGCCCGTTTAACTGTTTGTGTAAAGTATGCGAATGGGTTTTGATATTTAACTGGATCAAAACTATCCCAACCTCTACACACAATTGTAAGTGCATATGATTCCATATCATCTCGATAAGTATAACTTGCATAACTCCCTTGTGAAGAATATCTTTTTGCGAGTATCATTATCATTTCACCAAACCGTTCAGTCATTCGACCTTGCTTTTTACTTTTAATAACTTCTTCTAGCATTTCAGCGTTATTGATGTAATACTCATCACCCTTTTTCTTTCTCGTTCTCTTAGCCATATATTGTTTCCTTTGTTATAGTAAGTTACTATATTTACAAGTTATTATATACCTTTGACGTAATGTTTCCAAACGGTACTATAAATATATTCAAATCACCTTGTGGGACAACCTCTTGGATAATTCAGATAAAGAACTACATAACGTATTACTAAAACTTATAGACGATATTAAGGGTACTAACAATACATTTCGTAGAGATACATCATCGAGTGCGTCTGATGGTGATCCAATTGACAAAATAAAACGTCTTAGTAAAGTATATGACGATACGATAAAAGTTAATAAGCGTGTAACTAGAACAATGGCAGAGGGTATTCCAATTATTGGCTCACTTGTTAAAGCCATGAAGAAGGGTACGAAAGAATTAGATATTTCTCTTAGAGGAACTAGTGATGCATATAAAAGTGCAGCAAAGGCCACCAATGAATATACATATCGAGTTGGACAAAACAGTGAAGATTTAGCCACTGTACAAAAAACCCTTCGGGACGTACAAAAAAAGTCCCAACAACTCGCCGAATTAACAGAGAAAAGAACTAATATAGAAAAGCGTATCACTGATAACGTCAAGGATACAAGGTTAAAAGATTTAAAAATTAGTTCCGATCTTTCAAACGTAGGTAAATTAATCAAAGAAGCGGAAAAGGAGTTAAGCTTAGATAAAAAGTCACCTAACGCCCCACAACTTACCCAAACTATTACCGATTTGCGTGAGCTTGGTGAGATACCAAAACTTTTTACAGATTTAAAAGGTGAACTTGGTAAAAAGGATGTGCAGGAGGCAATGCGTAGAGATCAAGCGCTTGCACAAATAATGCAACCTATTATGGATGGACTGGGTGATAATATCCAAGATGCGGCAGATAATATTAAAGAATATAGCGAAACCGTCAAGGATGCTTTTGCCGGAAGTGTCGCGGCACACGAAAACGTTATAAAAAAGAATACTAAAAACCTTGAGGATGCTACAGACGGGTTTGGAAAAGCCCTCACTGCCCTCGGTGCCAGTTTAGCACTCGCGGTAGGTACTGGTGCTAAAAAGGAAGCTAGTTTACTTCTTACTAGACAACAAACAACTGGAGCGGTTGGTCGCTACTCTATGCGGGGTGAAGCGTTGGCCATGGGTGTTTCTGAAACAGACCTTCTAACTTCAGTTGCCGAAAATAGATATGCAATGCGAAGACTAGGACAGGCTGAAGGATTCGATGGTGCCTCTGACTTCGTAGAATCACCAGCTTTTCAGGAAATGCGAAAAACTTCTTATGAGATGGGTTTTGTTGGAAAAGCTGCACTAGATAACATGATGAGATTTTCCCAAAGTTTGAGGGCAGTAGGTGCAGATAGTAGTGCAGATAGTGTTAGTGGGGCAATGAAATTTGTTAAAGATACACATATAAATTTGGGAATATCACAAGATGAAATGGTTAGCTTTTTCTCGGATATGATGAGTGGTGGTTCCTTACGTCTAGGAGCCACTGGACCCGGAGTTGGCTCTTTTGCACAAATGAAAGCGATTGAAGATGAGATTACATTTCGAGGGAAGTTGGCAACAGTATTAAACCAAGACTTACAGTTACAAAAAAAGCGGGTTCAAGAACAAAGACAGTTACGATATGGCAATGTTATAGATGCATTTAAGCGTTCCATTGGTGCAACAATGCTAGGAACACAACTAGGTATGGACCCAACAGAAACCAAGTTGGTTGCTGAATATATGCGAGCGGGTGGTGCCAATATGAGCGATGAGGATAGAAACGCGGCAATAGTTGGCCGAGAAAATATGGCAATACGTGCCGGAACTAGATTGGACGAATTATCTAAAATGGACCCAGATGTGGCCTTGGGAGAGAGAGCGGTATTAGAAAGATTTATGGAACTACATGGAGTTACGGTAGATGAAGCTATTCAAGCAACTGAGAGATCGGGTGGACAACTTATAACATCTGTGGACCAAGTAGACTCCACTAAACTGGGAAAAACTAATGACCCTAACGTAGAAATGGGGATTATGCGTAAACTCTTGTCAGGTGTGGAGCACATTGTAGGAATTAGAGAGTCCAGTGTAGGTGCTGGAGCAACGGCCATTATCGTTGCTATGGGTGGCTTCACGCAACAAATAGTTGCGGCTATTATTGCCCAAGGTATTATGGGTGGTAAAGCTGGTAAAGCTGGTAAATTTGCGAAAGCGGCAGCAGCGGGCACACTTGCATTCGGTAAAAGAGCCGCAGCAGCAACACTACGCAGAAGCCCCCACATACTGGCTATCACTGCCGGGTATAAAATGGGGGAAACCCTTGGGTCCCGACCAGAGAGAGAACGGTTGGGTGCCATACAACAGGACACTCTGGATGGTCTTAACCGTATTATAGAAAAAATGCAAACACAAGGAAAAGATAATCTTGGTAATAGAAGTCTGGATGACATAATTGCGGAACGTGACGAACTGGCAGGAAGTATGGTAGGAAATTCTTTCACCGATAAACTTTTGATGGTCGATCCACAAAGTGGACAGACAAACATTGAACGTAACTATGCTGGTAAGATTAATAGTGCCATCCCGTTCAATTCAAATACAATACAGACGGTCAGACAGAATGGAAATGTTAGTTCTGGGCCACTCTCATTGACGGAGGCTATGAGACTATCTAGAACTCTTACATCTTCTCCACTGGATGCTGGTGGTGGCACATCACTCTCTAAGAGTACAGGTGAAGAATACAGACGGCAAGCCGAGATGGCAATTATATCGTTCGTTAATAGTGAAGATTTTAGTAAAATTAGTACTGATGTAGGAGCATTAAAAGAGTTAGACGATTATTTACTGGAAGACGGGAAGATGATGGAAGGAGAAATGGAAGTTCTAACTGCTATACAAAATGCCATAATTGAATTAACGGATGTTAACAAGAAAGAATTGGATGTGGCCAACGATGCAAATAAGAATGCAAACATGAGATGGAACGACCTCACATACGCAGAACAACAGCAAGAAGTTAATAGTGCGTTGAATAATGCGGTAGCAGCAGCTAATGCAACAGTAACCAGAAGAATGGCAGCTATTAACGATATGGTTTAACGCACCTTTCCTATTCACATTTTGTGTGGTCAAATAAATAGAATGAATGAAAGCAGAAAATCGTAAATGAAAGCGAGCAAATTTTATAAAATTGTACGCCCCATGGGAAGAGATGCCGAGGTTATAGACAATCAGTCTACCTACGGTGGTGGAGGTGGCTTATTCGGGAAATCTTCATGGTACAACAGAATTATAAACGGTGCCGCGAATAGAAAAAGCCGCTACCGTGAATATGACATCATGGACAGTGACTCTGATATTGCACTAGCATTAGACTATATTGCCGAAGAAATGTGTGGAAATGCTCCCAAGGGTAAAGAAGCCCTTAAGTTGGATATGCAAACCGAACCATCACAAAAAATATCAAACAATGTAATATTAACACTAAAAGCAGCATTAAAAACATTTGTATCTCTTCATGGCCTAGAGGGTGATAGACTATTCAACCTCTGTAGAAACACTGTAAAGTATGGTGATACTTTTTATATTCGCTCACGTAAAAAGAATGGTCAGTGGATGTTCACCCCTGCACAAAGTATTGATGCAGCCGTTACGGACAAATATGATTTATCCCACGTTAAGGCGTGGATGGTTAGGAGTGATTATAACAATGAAGCAAACAACAATATGGGGGCTTTCAATCATTCAGCCCTGTTTACTGGACAAGATACTAATCAAGCTCAACCGTATAAAGCTTCGGATGTAGTCAGATTTTCTCTGTTTGATGAAACAAGTGAAGAGATGCCGTTTGGTATTTCTATTCTTCGCCCAATCTATAAAGTATTCAAACAGAAAGAACTTTTAGAAGATGCTATTGTAATCTATAGAATCCAACGCGCACCAGAGCGTAGAGCATTTTATATTGATGTAGGACGAGCACACCCACATGAAATTTCTACCATCTTAGAAAAAGTTAAAAACGATTTCAGACAGAAACGAATACCATCACAGGTAGGTGGAAATTCACAAGTTGATGCAGTATACAATCCACAATCCATGCAGGAAGACTTCTTCCTAGCAGTTCGTCCTAATGGTGGTGGAACTCGTATCGAAACTCTACCGGGTGGCCAAAATCTAGGTAACCTAGACGATCTACAAATATTCTTTAGAAAAATTTGGAGAGGATTAAAGATTCCGGAAAGCTATATCAACACTTTAGAAGGTGATGGTGGTAGTGGAAACTTTAATGACGGTAAAGTGGGTATAGCCATGATGCAAGAAATAAAGTTCAGTCTTTATATTGAACGACTACAGTGCTTTATTGAAAGAACACTGGATGAAGAGTTTAAACGTTTTGTTTATGAGAATGAATTAAACATTGATCCATCACTGTATAGAATTAGACTTCCAGAGCCTAGTAACTTCAAGAAGAGTCGAGATCAAGAAATTGATGCCGCACTTATCAATGTATACAATAGCGTCTCAACTGATAAATCTATATCTAACCGCTTCGCTCAGATAAGGTACTTACAACTTACAGAGGAAGAAATGGCATTTAATGAAAGACTTCTTAGAGAGGAAAAAGGAATACCGGTAGATGGTGGTAGAGAAGATATTCCAAAACTATATAATGAGGAAGGTGCCGAGGCTGGTGGATTTGAAGGTGGTCTAGGTGGCCTACCGGGTGGTGGAGACTTCGGTGGTGGCCCAGACGACTTTGGTGGCCTTGATAACGAAGGTGAGCCTTCCCCGGAGGGTGGTCTAACTGACGATCCCCTTGGTGGCGAACCTGAAGCTGGGGCAGGAGATGTCCCCGAACAACCTCCGGGACCACGATAAACAACCCCGGTTTTAATAAATTTAACTATAAGTTCAATAAATAGTATTGAAAATAAATAAGACGATGAAAAATAGGAGTCTACTTACTATGTCTATTAACAATTTTTTAAACACTTTTGTCCAAAAGAATTCTGCGGGTGAACTACACGAAACCGAAGACTTAAATTCAATGTTCAATGTGTACTTAACTGAAAAGGCCGCAGGTCTTTTGATCGAAGATCACGAAAAAACCATGACTGCCGGTGCAATGGCCGCTCACATTAAGAAACTATTCAAAATGTGTGACGATGAAAAAACTGAGAAAAAGTTTTTGAAGCGTCTAGGTAAAGTTGCAGACATGGATAACTGTGAAGAAAAAGATATCAAAACTTGTGCAAATAAGATTTGTGATATGGATGAAGATGGATGTGATGATCTACTTCATGAACTCGAAGGTATGGTTGATTATAAACATGAACCCAAGAAAAAGACTGACGATGATGAATCTGATGATGACAAAAAAGTTAATGAAGGAGTCCGCACGGGTTCTATAATTAAAACCGCTAATGGTAAGAACATGGTGGTTTTAGGAACACTAGGTGGTGGTGATGTTGCCGCTGCTCGTCTTCACCATGGAAAGCCGATGTATCGAACACAAATTAACCTCCGCAGTGATGAATACATTCCTACCGGTGAAGAGATTCAGGTTAAGTCCAAGAAAGACTTGGAAAAAGAACAACGTGAAATTATGAAAAGCCGTGATGGTGAAGAAGGCGCGTTTGGATTCTAATGAAAATTTCTACTGTACTAGAAACTGCCAAGAAGTTATCTGCATGGGGTGAACCCATTGAGAACTATCTTGAGACTCGTAAAGTAAAAGATAAAGATAAGAAGCTTCCTAAGTTGGGAGCTTCTGTTTATGGTGTCAACAATGCAGAAACCGGTGACGGTGGTACAGAATGAAAAAGAAATTATCATTTAAAAGACAAATCTTAGAAAACATCGACAATTTCAAATATCTTGATCCAGACAGTCTATGTAAAGATGACGAGGATGAAGATAAGAATAAGAAAGAAGATGATGAAAAAGATAATGATGAAGCAACGGATAAGGAATTTGAGCGAGTTAAACGATACTCAAGACCGATTGATATAAGAAGATATTTACAATATGTTAACGCCAAGAGCGATTAACTATAAATAATTATCGAAAACAAATTAAAATTATAGGTGAATTATGAGCAGCATTCAAGATAAAATAGTTGACGCGGTATTCGAAGGAAACGACGAACTAACACGTAGTCTAGTAAAAGACCTTTCTTATGTGAAAACCAGAAAAATTCTTGGTCTATTAGAAAGTGATGAAGTTACCATTCGTGGAAACGATGTTTTCATCGGAGGAAACACTGTTGGTTCTTTCCAGATGAAGGATGACAAAATTGAATTCACTTCAGCGAATGATGGAGCCGTTCAAACTTTTGAAAACGATGAAGAGTTGATGAATCATGTTTCTGGACTTACTGAAGAGTTAAAGTCACCAGAAGGGTATGTATCTACTAAACTCGATACAGCACATAAAGATAGCCGTATGGAAACTCCTAAGAAGAATGACCACGGTCATGACGATGCTACATCTGCCAAAGAGCCAAAAGCCTCTGGTGGTAGTTCTAATCCTCCAGACAAAGAAAAAGATTTGAAGAATAAAGAACATAAAGATAGCCGTATGGAAACTCCTAAGAAGAATGACCACGGCCATGATGATGCTACATCTGCTGAAGACCCACGTGGTTCTGGTGGCGGTGCCAATCCTCCAGACAAACAGACCGAGTTGAAGGGTAAGCATAAGGATGAGCGTATGGAAAACCCTAAAAAACACGACCACGGCCATGACAAACTTAAAGACGCTGATAAAGTCGTTAAAGGTACGGTGGGTAAATAATATGGAACCGTTGTTTGAAAGCCTACAACCAGATGCAGCGAAAATCGTTTGTGAAGCCAGTACAACTGTTGGTAAGAACATGTGGTTGAGTGGTGTTTTCATGCAAGCGGAACAACCCAACAGAAACGAAAGAATATATCCCCTTTCAGAAATGACATTAGCCGTTAATAGTGCTAATAATCTCATTAAAGAAAATGGTGGTATCTTTGGAGAACTAGATCATCCAGAAAAACTTACCATCAACATGGATAGAATTTCCCACGCTATTAAAGAACTTAATATCGTTGGCAATAATGTGATTGGTAGAGCCGAAATTATCAGAGATACACCAATGGGTGCAATTGCTGAAGCACTTGGTAAAACTGGCGTTCGTTATGGTATCTCAAGTAGAGGTGCAGGTAACGTTGGTAATGGTGGAGTCGTATCTGGATACGTTTTTGTTACTGCTGATTTAGTTGCTACACCTTCTGTTCGTGGGGCATATCCACGTCCCGTATATGAAGGACTACAAAATAGTAAAGAAGGACAACGAGTTCTTTCACTAGCAGAAAGTTTACAACATGATGAAAATGCACAGAAACATTTCAGTAAGAGCATACTACTATTCGTGGATAATGTTTTTAACAAGATGTAAGTACTAATAATAACAATAAACTTACTTTATAGGCCCCACCAAGTGTGGGGCTTTTTTTCAACTAAAAAATACTACTCTAAATAATTAAAACAAGGAG